TAGTATTCAAGTCTAAAGTTTTAGTAACATTTGATGAATAGATGTTTTGCCCGAATGATTCAGGTGCATACACCCATTCTAAACTTGCAAAACTTCCTTCAATGTCTCTATTGAATGATTGCTTCTGCACATTGCCTTTTTCGTATGCTCGAAGCTGAAAAGCAAAACTGCCATAACTTCCCATCCTATCCAAGAACAACAACGAGTAATCTTCAATCAAACATCTGTGGTCTATGTTTACTCTGTACTTTTGTGAATTTCTTGTTCCTGCTGAATTAGCATACCAAAAATCATAGTACTGCGTATTAGTCTCTATAAGATTACCTACACCACTTACTAAAGTCAAAGTACCAAAGTTGTTTGTTCCTACTTGAACACCTGATATATAAGAAGAAGTATCTATATCTTTACTGAATATATTACCACCATCATTCTCAAAGTAAACAAAGCCTGTAATTACATTGGCATTACCAAAGTTGATTATCAAGTCTTGATTCAAAGTAGAATAGAATCCAAGTTGTGGCATATCAGTTAATAGATAATCATTCGTTGTAGTCAAGATATAGTTACCTGCTGACCAATTAATAAACTCTAAAAATGACATAGCACCATTGAATACGTATTTATCTAAATCAGTCAATATATTTGGAGTAATAGTCTTTCTGTTATCTGAGTAGCTGACCGTTCCATCAATCGCAGCATCTGTCACCTGAGACCATAATGAATTAACAGTAAATGATGTAGTACCAACTATTGACAAAACGGTAAACAGTCCTTCTAAGTTTGGATTAGCTGCTCCACCATCTGCTTGATTTATTCTAACTTGGTCACCCACTACATACGAATGTGTTGCAGTTATTCTTACGTTACCTGAGTTATTAGACAATGAAGAAGTATATGTAATTGAAGTAATATACTCCTCGCCTATCTTGACATCGTATTTGTAAAATGAATTTATAGCAGGATAGGTAACAGTTCCGTATAACTCACTATCATAACTTACTTTCGTTTGAAGTAGTTTAGATATATCTATTCTACCATATCCAGTTCCATACTCTGGAAACACTCTATACTCTGCTATCTTCGTTGCTCCACCTTGTGGATAGATGTCAAAGATATATTTGTAACCTAGTAGATTCTTGTTCGTGCCATCTACTATAAACTTCAAAGGATTATACGCAGGTGTAAAATCTTGTGGTGCTGCTATTGATGTTATTGCCATATCTTATAATGGTTAATTTTTTGTTCGTGTTTTAGAAGCTAAAGTAACTATCATCGGTGTAGTAATTATCTTTTATGAATCGACCTGCATACTGAATAGCATCCATCGCATCATCAAACAATTTGATTGGCTCATCTGTAATACTATCACCTACCTTCTTCCATTTGTAGTTCTCGTATTCTCGTTTAAGATTTGGATTGTCAAGGCATAACACTCCGAATGTTTTCACGTTATCTATTCCTTTCTTCACTCCTTTCGTTGCGTTGTTTATATTGTATCCTGCGATTTGTATCTCTGCTATTATTTCAGGTCTTGAATGGTCGCCTAAGATATCAGCATTCTTATCCACTCCTATCTCATTCATTCTCTCTATCAACATCGTAGTTGTTAGATATGATTCATAGATTACTGATTCAACAAAGATGTCTTTCTCATTCCAATAGACTTTCATTAATGCAGTTGGGTGATTGTATCCAAAGTCAAGTCCATAGCAAAATGATTCAAACCTAGCAGGTCTTTCTTTGACAAATTGCCAGTTACTATAGATGTTCGTTTTAGATGTTGTCTTCTCACCCAATGCATAGATTTGGTATAATGCCTCATCTGTTCGTTTAAGGTCTTCTATCTGTCGCTTGATTGAATCAGGAAGGAATGGATTGTCTTTGTATGTAGATTTTATTAGGATGCTTTCATCTTCTGGAAGTTCATATAACCAACTTGAACTATCAGATGGATTATAATCGAATATCATTGTGCTTTCAGTCCTCATGTTAAGCTGCTGAAAGTCCTCAAACCATAATTCATTGGCTTCGTTGCACCACCCAATATCTCTTTTTCTACCTCTTATCTTCTGCTCGTCATCTACTGAGAAGAACTCAACGATAGAGCCATTAGCAAATCGATATATATTCTCACTCTTATTATGGCTTGTCACCTCATAGATTTCTAAGTCTTTCATTATCTCAAAGAAGTCACGCATCACAGTTGCTCTTAAAGCAGGAAACGTCTTACGAACTATTGATACTACCTTGTTTGGATTCTGTAGACAATAGACAATTATAACCTGACAAAGTGAATAGGTCTTGCTTGAACGTGAGCCACCTTGATTGATTATGAATCGTGTAGATGAATCAGATAAGGCAGTATAATTCTGCTCAAAGATTTTAGTTGCTTTGATTTCCACTTACAATGGTTACTTTGATTTCGTTTATCTTTTCACCTTGACTTGTCACATCCGTTTTTTCAGTAAGTGAATTTAATCTTTGTGTAATGGATGGATTGAATTGACCAACCATACCTCCTTCGATTTGGTCTTGACGAATGACTTTCTTTATATGTGAACAGATAGTACGATATGCGTCATATGCTCCTTCAGGATTATCAAAGTAATGATTTATTGTGCTATAATTTATAAAGCAAAAGTTCTCAAATCCTTCCATTGTAAACGGTGGTGTATGAAATTCAGACTTCACTCCTGTTGCAGTTGCTTTCTGTATCTCTCTTGGCTTTATGCTTGTCTTATACTCTTGGAATAGTTCGTATAGTTTCTCAGGTGTTTCTATATACTTATGTTTTGCCATTATTCGTATTTTTCTAGTTTTCTTGATAACACATTTCGTGGTACACATTTTGTGTAACTTGATTGAATTCTAATTCCTTCACATCTGAGTAAAAAACACAATAACAAGAATCAGTTGCTTTCAATAGTTTTTTGATTTTGCTCCATTGTTTAAAATGAAGGTCTTGATTGATTACTGCGATATAGTACTTTCTATCCTTTGACACTTTGAATGTAGTTGAATGCTTGGTAAAGTAGTTGTATTTGTCTGACATCCGATTTAATGAAGTGTGCATCTATCTCTATGTATATTCCTTTTTGTTGAAATATGTATTCTTTGACTGATGCTATCATATAGTCGAGATTCACTTCTTCTTAGTTCGTGTTTTTTTCACTACTGGAACTACTTCTTCTTCCGTCAATTCAAAAGTTGGTTTAATTGTAGCTTGAACTTCAAAGATATGACCTAATCCATTTCTTGAATACCAATCGTAATGCTTTGGTAGTATTTTATCAATTATTACATTTTGATTGCCTAAGACACTATTATACACAATAACAGTCTTGCCTTTATACTCATCCTTTATCTGCATTTTTCTCATATTCGTTGATTAATAAAAATATTACATGACTAAGAATCGCAGCAGCAACAAACTTGTTTGTGTATTCGTAATCATTCCATATTGCTACAGTCATTCCAATAGATAGAACAAATGTACTTAATGCTATCCATCTACTCATAATGGTCTTTTTTCAATTCGTGTTTTAATCGTCTTAAATCTGACTTCATTTCAGTTATCATTGCGTGTGCCGTAAATACCGAAATATCAAAATGGTCTGCAATACTTCTTGTCGTGTTATATCCTTTGTCGTGAAATGTCTCAAAGAATATCAGCTTAATTCTGTCATCTACTGTATTACGATAAATCTCTATAACTGACTTCTGCTCCTGGTAGTTCAATTCAAATAGAATCTTATCTTTCAATTCATCTTCTGCTTCTTCAATAGGCATATTATTCTCTACACTATTGACTATCTCTATCTTGCTATTTGTATCTCTAAACAGTAACTCACATTTAATAAAATGAAATAGAAAATCTTGTACGTTTCCGTATTTGAACTTTGATTCGTTTTTTAAACAATTTAGATAAGCATTAGAGATAACAGTATCTGCCTCTATTCGTATTTTTATACGATTCAAAAGATACATTGTGTACTTCTTCACATCAATGTAATGCAGTTGCAGATATCTATCCAGTGATTCCTTCATACCAAATAAAAAAGTCTTTAATGAATATCTTTCGTCTCACCATTGAACAGAAACAATCTTTGCTAGTTATTCCGTTTACTCTTGCGTAAATCGCATCTAACTTCTTACAGGTTATCTTCGCAGTTTGAATAGTTGAATCAGCTATCTTGATTGATTCGATGTAGATTAGTTCATCTTGCTCAAACATAGTGATGTAATGTAAGTTAATAACGATGTGATACAAGCAAATGTGAAACTACCTGAGTAGATTAAACCACTCCAAAACCCCATACATTTGAAACAACCTAAGCCTGAATATATCCAGTCGGTTAAGAAGTGAATAGGCAAATAGTTGAAAGTCCAATCTATTATAAACTGAATTGGCTCAAATTCGACAAACCACCAAGCAAAAGCAATAATTATTAAATACTCCATAGACGTTAATTTCGTCAAATATAAGATTAAATTCTAATCAACTTGCTTATATAACAAATTAATTATAAATATGTATATTAGATTTCTCATAACCTTGTATATTTATCTATTATTACTGTAATCATTATCAATCCAATGGCTATTACACCTATTATTATTTCTCTGCTCATCTTATCTATTAGTTTATGTCAACACTATGATACATCTTTTAACTTCGCTTTATATTTCAAAAGTAATTCTTTTAATTCAATCTTCGTGAATTTCTTTACTTCGTATGCTTTTTCACGCAAAATTATGAATTCGTCTTTTCCTATTTTCTTTTCTAGATTCACACCGTACAAAATTAAGTTTCCGTGTAAAAATGTATTACAGTATTCACATTGTAGATGTACGTTATTCTCGTCAAATCTTACATTTGCGTGTCCTCCACTTGAAAAGTAATGTCCTGCGTTTTCTTTCTTACAAGGCTTGTCGCACGAAATACAATTCAATCCTTTATCACGTTGTCTAATCCAAGAATTAAACACTTGCTGAGTCATCTTCAAATAGTCTTGCAACGTTAACAAATCCTCTTTCTGCTTAATCTTCTTTTCTTTCTTTATACTGGCTAAATTCTTTAATGCTTGTGCAGTCTTTAAACATACTTCACATCTGTTAGTTGATAAAGTAGAATTGAACTTTTGTTTAGGCTCAAATTGTTCGGAGCAAGTTTTACATTTCTTCATTTTGTTGTTTTAAAAATTCAATTAATGGAAGTAAAATTCCTTTAGAAGTATTCATATCTCCTCCTGCTTTATCTCTATTTGTATTCAAATATTTTCTACATAAATCTTTTAGCTTTTCAGTTTTAATAAACATACAATGAAAATCACTTAACCAATAGCACCAATATTCAGCTTCACTTGTTGAAAGTCCACTTCTCTTACCTCTTGATTCATATTCTACATAAATATTACCAGTTTCCAAACATCTAAAATCTCTTTTAATTTCTATTTTACTTCCTAATAATTCATTAAATTGTTTTTCATAAACTTGACCTACTTTTAAATCATATTTAAAATCATTATTATATTCCATGTATTTCTTGTTGTTTAATTAATTCTTTCTTCAAATATAGTATTTGTAATCTTAAAGCATCATTTGTTCGTGTTAATGCAGTATTATCGTCTTGAAGCATTTTAAAAACTTCTAGGCTATAGTTCAAATCATTCGCTTCACTTAGTATTACTTTTTGTTTTTCTTCGCTTACACGTTCTAATGCACTTCTAAAAAGCAATCTATTGATGCTTACCTTTATGTTTAGTCTTGCAATAGCTATATCTGTATCTTTCATAATACGTTTTTCCCTTCGTTTAAAAATTGTGTTCCGTTCTGTAATTTAAACATAATTGGTTCAGCAGCGAATGTAGGCTTACCACCAGTTTCAGTTTCTTTAACTTTTTTGATATGAACTTCTGTAAACATCCAAAAGTTAGTGTGCATTGGATAACGATGTATAACAACGAAATCATCTGCACGATTACCCCACTTACCACCACCTTCAGCATCCGCCATATTCGGTGCTTGTGGCATACCTTCGTAATCACCTGCTTTGTGCGTTTTACGCAGTGCTTCTGTTGCTGCGTGAATGCACATATAAATTGAAGTATTCGTTTTTTTCGCAAACAATCGAAGTTTAGTAGCCATTTCATAATCCAAATCGTGTGCATTAGCAAACTTTGGCTTTAAGAATGAATTATGTGGGTCAATCATTAAAGTATCATAATCACCTAACACTTGAACTTCTTTCATAAATTCTTCTATAGTCCAAGCTTTTTGTGCATCTATAAAATCAAAATGCGATTCAATAAAGTTTTTACAGTTTTCTAGTTGTTTAGGTAACATATCTTTAATTTTGCATCCAGCATATAATTCAATCAAATTGCGTTTCAATCCATTAACACTATTTTCAGCTGAATAAATTAGATGTTTAAGATTATGCTTTTTAGCCAAACAAAGTAAGTACCATAACACCCAATACGTTTTACCTACATTTGCGTGTCCTAACACAATATTGAACGAAGCACGTTTGAATCGTAGATTAATATCTAAATCAATACCTAATCCTAAACCCAAAGGAATCTTATCCAACCTAGATAATTCTAAAAATTCATCACTACTTCTATGATTAACTATCATTTCTTTTTTGCTTTTATGTGAAAGCCATTTACATCAATTTCATTTCCCCACTGGTCGGTTGAAATTACATCTGCTTTTGTATTTATTACATTATCATTTACATTATCATTAACAGTTATGTTTGTTATCGTTTGTAATGCTTTGTTATCATTTGTTATACTTTGCCATCTTTTAGCCATTCCTTTCTTACCTGCTTCACTACGTTTACCCTTGATTTCATTGAACTTTATCAAATCACGCTTCAATTGTTGTTTGATAGGTGTAAATGCTAAATTAATAATAATATCTTCACTAATTGGATTTTCATCGTTAACGTAGGCAAAGATGAACTTAATTAGTTCACCTGCCTTTTCGTTAGATAATTGATTAAACAAAGCCTTTTGGTCTGCGTATAGGATAAATCCTTTCTTATCTTCTGCCATTATTGAATAGATTTATTGTTTTCATCCCAACCTTTTGTAAATTCAACCTCTGAAAATAAAGAAGCTAAACCTGTTATTTGCTTTAATCTAAGTAATTCATCTTTATCCATACCAATATGTTTTAAAATCCAACCATCTGACATACCAGATTCTAATAAATCAGAAACAATATTACTCATTAACTCAATTGAATGCGAACCTCTCGCTCTATTGTGTCGAATAGTTGAGGCCATTCTATTTGATTCATCCTTTTCAATTACAGCAATAGGCAAAAAACCACCTTCTCTTTCAAATATCCTTTCAGACATTCTCATTGTAGTGTACCTGTGATAGCCATCCACTATTTCATAAACATCCTCATCTGGAATGTAATAAGCCACTATAGGCATAGTATATCCATCTTCCCAAATAGAAGTTTCAAGTAGTTTCATTTCAGGTGGTGCAACTGCGTTAGGGTTGTAAGCGTTTGCTCTGATTCTATCAACATGTATTCTTAACACATTGTACACTGGACTTTTAAAATCTTTTGTTTCCATATAATTATTTTGTTTTTAGTTGTTTTTGTAATTTAGAATATTTTTCTAATCCTTTTGTTTTTAATAAATTGTTATCCTGACTTCTAGAGCAACTCATATAAGTTAATCCAAAGTCATTTTTCATTATAGTTATACATACGGCTTTCCAATTTGGGCAATGTCTAAATGGTGTAGCGTTATCAATATTTATTTCATCTGCCCATTTGCCTTTTATTCTTATTATTTCATAAACATCTTGTTTTTTACATAGCTTACTAATTTCGCCTGTTCTTTCAATTTCAACACCATGGTCTATGATTGCCTGAATTACTCTAGGATTCCTACCGTAACCCTTTATACGCCACGACTCCATATATCGGTCTAAGTGATATTCAAACTTTTTTTTTACCTTTTCAGGTAGTGTTGACATTAAAAACTCTGCGTATTCCTTCCATGTAAAATGCTTTGGTTTGCTTATGTTTCTCCAAGCCATAGCTGAAGTGCCACCGTATATACCTCCAAAGTTACAACCGTTAACCCTGCCTACCATTTTACCCCAATTGTTAGGGTCAATTACTTTGTATAGTTTTAATGATTCTTGCCCTGATAAATGGAAAGGAGAAGCAACCCTCATTTGGTCTATCGTTAATCCTGCTTGATAATAAAGGTCGTATATCTTATTATAATCCCAATTGTATTTATAGTTACCAACCCAAATATCTGTTGTTTTCCAATCAAAAATAGGATAGAAATTTATTGTATTCTTATCTACTATCTTTGAATAATTCAATCCTTTGTGCATGTGTTTACGATGTTGGGATGTAAATATACCTCTTCTGGTTAAACTTTCATCTGCTCTAATTCCGATTAAAACTGCAGTCTTACCATACTTTGCACCGAACCATTTACTGAAATGTATTCTAGCATCAAACCCTTTTGTACCTTTAACGAACTCATAAGGACAATTATCCTCATTAACAACGTATTCATATTTAGGCATATCTCTAACCCAAATATCTTTTTTGTCTTTATCCCAAGGTATCCATCTAGGCTCGTACATTGAAACAGAACAAGCAGCAGAAATAGGAAGGCATAACCAATATTTTCTTTCTAAGTCTAAATACTCAAACATACGTTCTGCATATTCATCTGTATATTTATATCCTGCTTCATAGTCTTCATAGTAAACGGCTAATTTATGTAGTAGATTATTTTGTTTTGCATAGTCATAGGCTTGATTTAGCATTACACCAGAATCTTTACCACACGAAAAAGCAACTAAAACATTATCGAAATCTTCGAAAATTATTTTTAATCTTTCATTTGTCTTTTCAAAAACATTCATATTTTTAATTTTAATTGATTACTTTCTTTTATTACTCCTCTAGCTATTAATTCAGCTTTTTTAATATCTGAATACGCTTTACATTTTGGTCTGCTATATCCTAATAATTCTAAATGTTTATCATTCTTTAATATGGCTTTGCAAATTTGCTTATAACTAGGGGCTTTGTTTAGTTGCTCTAATCTTAATGGAACTTCATCTGGTATTCCATTTTTGTACCCTTTACTCTTCCAAGAATAAATATAGTTGGTTATCAATTCTTTCATTTTGTACGTTAAAAAGGTTAATAATTTCATCCGCTACTTTGTCGGCTGATTCCTGTTGTAAGGTTGTTAAGTTTGCCCAAGATTTTCTAGTTAGATATTCAGGGACTTGATGAAGATAGCAACAGGCTGCTTGTCCTAACCACGCTCTTCGGTTACAATTAATGTTTGTTAAGTTTATTAAAGATGAAACCTTCCAATTTTCAAGAACGTTCAAACAAACTAATTTAAATTGATTAGGATTAGATAATAACTTAACTGCATTTTCAATTAAGTACTCTTCATTTTTTACATTTAGGTTATACATGCCGTTTTGGTAATCTTCCCATAAAGTGTAATGTTTAAAAAATTGTTTCATAATATAATTTATTAAATAAAAAAGCCTTCATAATCCATAGGGGTTCGACTTCCTGCTTCATATAAAGGCTAATTAAAATTCCTTTCGTTACTTATTGTCGAACCGTAACGTATGCAAATATACAAAACTTATTCTAATAAATCAAAGTTAGCTGAAGGTGTTGCATTTAAATATAGCAACTGGTAACATTCTAATATAGCTTTATCGTACATAGTTAAAAAATTAAAGGGGAAAGGTTTTTATCCTTTACTGCTGGAACTCCAACACACCCCTAATTAATATTAGAACGGCAAATCGTTTGATTCAGATAGTTTACTACTTGTAGACTGCATTGTCATTCCTGTTGGTTTTGATTCCGTTCTTTCAACGAATTCAGCTTTCACAATGTTGCCGTCAGTCCAAGCTACTTTGCCGTTACCTACAAAATTCTTTTTAACTTTTGCTTCACGGTCTTCTTTTGATTGTTGAACAAAGATACTAGCATTGTTGCCATAGTCATCTTGTTTGTCGTTTACACTCATAGTGTACTTATCGTAACCACCTTGTGCATTTTTCATACTGAAATTAATTAAACTACTCATAACTTATTATTTAAATATTAATAAAGAAGCATTTGTTTTAATACGTTGCTTCCATTCCGTACTTTCTTTTTTATATTCTTGGCATAATACTCTGAATTTGCCAAACGTACTTTTGTCTTTTAATAGCTTTTTAGCCTTTACTTTACCTATTCCATATATACCTTTGATATTGTCGCTTACATCACCTGTTAACATCATTTCAAAGATAAGATTTTCAGCGTCTAATTTGCTTACTTCAACAAACCCTTTGCGCATTTTAATTTCTTTTCCGTATTGATTGAAAATGTAATTATCAAAACTATCTTTAATCTTCACCTGGTAATAGTCAAAATGTAAACCTTCAATTTGTCTTAAATCTTTATCAATTGAACATACAATATAATCATTTACATCTAATAATTGCGTAGAAAAATAGATTAAATCATCCGCTTCGTATTCATCTGAAGCAAAAGAATTGTCTAGGTAATCTAAAAGATAGGCACGAAGTTTATTAACCCACTTGTTTCTTTTACCTTTACGATTTGCTTTGTATTCAGAATCTATTGCATATCTAAAATTCTTTTTACACGTTGTAAAGAAGTATTTAACCTCTTCGATTTGTTCACGTTCTTCTATTTCGTTAAATATATCAAAGGCTATTTTTTCAAAGCGTTCAAATCCTAAAGATAAAATCTTTTCTTCTATTGCAAATCTACTTTCTCCATTTTGTAGCAACTCTCGAATTTCTCCGAAAGTTACTACCTTATAAATGGCTTGATAGATTAAAGAATCAGCATCGAATAAAACTACTTTACTCATAATAATTTTATTGCTGCTTTTTGTAACTCAGTTAATTCAAATTGATTCAAGTCTGAAACTTTAGCTTTGCCATCTTGAATAGCAATTAATGCTTTCTCAAATCGTTCTTGTGGCATTGTAGGCTTTTTATTAACGTGCTTACTAACATCATTTGCATCATCATCTTGCATAGAAAGACTCAAAAGTGATTGCAATGAGTACCTCCTAAAGTAAGAAATTTGCCCTCCCAATTTTTGTGGGTCATTAATATCTATAAGTTTAATCTCAGATATAAACTCCTCACCCGTTTCAATGTCAATCACTATGCTTTGCACACATCCATTTGCGATAGGTTGTAATAACAGTAAATTGTATTTATGTAGTATCGGTTCAACTACATCTAAAATAGTGTTTAAATCAGCATACTTTGATTTAAAGAAAGGATTGTCAGCAGACTTGTTAATCTTACCAATTTCTTGTTTAGCTAAATGTAGCTTAAAATAAATTCCGTTTGGCTTTGGAATTGCGTCTTCAAAAGAAATAGATTGTTTCTCTTGTAATTCTCCTTTGATGTCAAAGGCTTTTGTTTCGTTTTTCATCTTGTTTTATTTTTAGATTGTTTACAAATATACTACTTTTTAACTAATATATGACTAATTGTCGATATTTTTTCTTTGTTTCTGCTATCATATTCGTAAATAGTGGCAGTCATTGGATATAATTTATTCAAAATCCACTCATCAAAGTTGGCTAATACAATACTTTCAGCTACTTTATCAATCTTCTTTTTGTTTATGTGATGGAGAGCAGCATCGTGATTCTTTAAATTAATTACTTTGGCAATGTCTTCGTAAATCATTCCTTTTTTTCTAAGCAATTTTGCTGCATTAGTCTTCATCTGTTGATAGAATAAACCACGATATTTGAACTTGAAATATTCTTTAATATCTAATTCTGTTGCTTCAGTATTTCTGTTAATATATGTTTCAATTTCTGTCATCTTCTTTTTTATTAAAATTGTCGTTGTAATAATCTTCTCCTTTATACCAATATCCATAAGTTACAAGTGAACCAGGATTACTCTTTAATTTTTGTTTATCACCGTGAGCATTTATAATTTGTTGTTTTTCTAGTTCTAAAAACTTATGAAAGTGATTTAAAAAATCTCTACCTTCTTGTGTATAAACATTAAA